CGAAATAGACAAAGATTATTATGAAGCTGCAGTAAAAAGAATACAACAACATAAGGCACAAAAAAGATTATTTTAAAATAAGTTAAAAATTACGTTATATAGATATATAGAATTAATTAATTAATATTTTATTAATTGTGGATAATAGAAAAAACAATGGAGGACATTCGACAAAAGGCTTTGCAGGGAGACCTAAAAAAGCAGACGAACTAAAGCTGATTGAAAAACTTGATGCCTTAATAGATAATGATGAAGTAATTAAAACTTTAGGTAAACAAATACTAAAAGGAGACAGTAGAGCTATGAATCTATATTTCGGTTATAGATATGGCAAACCTAAAGAATCTGTAGACATATCTTCAAGTGATGGCTTTAATGTAAACTTTAGAGACCTAATCAAATTTAAGTGATTGAAATAAATAAAAAGTATGCTCCTATTGCTGAATCAGATGGGAGGTACTTTATTGTAACTGGAGGACGTGGGTCTGGTAAATCATTCTCCATAAACCTCTTATTAGTTCTTTTAACTTATGAAGCTGGGCATACTATACTGTTTACTCGTTACACTTTATCTTCTACTTATATTTCTATTATCCCTGAATTTATTGAAAAACTTGAACTGCTTAAAATCTTTGATGACTTTCATATTACAAAAGATGAAATAAGAAATAAGCGTTCTGGGAGCAAGATAATCTTTAAGGGTATTAAAACATCATCTGGAGATCAAACAGCTAATCTAAAGTCATTACAAGGCGTTACAACGTTTGTATTAGACGAAGCAGAAGAACTTACTAATGAAGATACATTTGACAAGATAGATTTATCAGTCAGACAACAAGGCAAACATAATAGAGTAATACTAATACTAAATCCTACAACTAAAGAACATTGGATATATAAAAGATTCTTTGAAGATAAAGGAATACAAGAAGGCACAAATGAATCAAAAGATAATATCACTTACATACACACTACCTATTTAGATAACTTAAAGAACCTGTCAGAAAGTTATATAAACCAAATAGAGAACATTAAACAACGTAGACCAGAAAAATATAAACATCAAATGCTTGGAGGGTGGCTTAACAAAGCTGAAGGTGTTATATTAACTAACTGGTCAATAGGAGAATTTAAAAAAGTAGGCGTTAGTGTATTTGGTCAAGACTTTGGATTTAATGACCCTAACACATTAGTAGAAACTAATATAGATACAACAAGAAAGATTATTTATCTAAAAGAATGTTTTTACTTGAATGGTTTGACAACAACAGAAATAGCACGTTTGAATATGAAACACGCTACAGACAATTTAATAATTGGAGATGCAGCAGAAAAAAGACTGATCTATGAATTAAAACAAAAAGGGTGTAATATAGTTTCTTCAATAAAAGGAGCTGGTTCTATAACTTATGGAATATCATTATTACAAGACTATGATTTAATAGTAGATGAACAAAGCATAAATTTAATCAAAGAACTAAACAACTACAGTTGGCTTGAGAAGAAATCTAACACACCAATAGATAAACATAACCATCTTATTGATGCAATTAGATATGCAGTAAGTTACCAGCTTCAGAATCCTAATAGGGGTAAATATTATATACAATGATATGGAATGTAAAAAATGTAAACAGACAATGACTATATATTCAGGTAAAGACAATAAGGACTACTACTACTGTAGGGAATGTGATATTATAGAGTTTGAATAAATAAGTTATTAAATATTTTGTTAATTAAATAAATAGTTGTATATTGCAGTATAATTGCAATGAAGCAGTTATATAAACAAAACAAAATGAGTAAATTTAAAAACACAAGAAGATGTTTCACAGAACAAGAAATATCTGACCAATGGTTTATTATGGAAAATGCATTATTAGAATGTGCAATAAAAGAAAACCTACGAACAGACGACTTAATGATTTATACACCTCCATTTAGATTAGGAATGTATTATATTGTTAATAGATGTAAAGATGTATTAAAAGAAAGACCAAAGGTTTGGTTTGCAAAAAAATTTAAATAATAACAACAGGGAGTGTAAAAGCTCCCTTTTTAATACTTAACAAATGGCAGCAAATAAAATAAAATTAGAAGATAAGTTTAAAATTATAGATGTTGAAACAACTTTAAAAATGTTAATACAACACGGAGATTTAAAACCACATCACAAAGACTGGGCATTAACATCTTATAAAAACATTTTAGATTTTAAACATCAAAACGATATACTATGAAAAAAAGACAGTATAGATCAAATCAAGGGCGTAATCCTAAAAGGGAAGAAGCTATGTTTAACACAATCAAAGTAGCATTTGTATTATTAGTTATTGCTACTATTGTAAATTTAATTTTATCATAATGAAAAACTATTATTACGATGACTCGGGAAATAGAAGATATTACATTGCAAAGAAAATATCTCCAAAACAAAACAAAGAAACATTTTTAAAGATTGCAGGTTATGCAGCTATTGGCTGGGCAGTATTTTATATTGCATTGTTTTTTTTCTTACATTTGTTAGAAATGGCAGTATGAGAAACAAAATACAGAACATACAAGATTTAGAATACAGCAACAATCAAATATTAATTGGAGAACTAATTAAAAAGTGGTTAAAGGCAAAACCTAAAAACAAAGAGGTTCTAAAATTAAGAGATGCGTTTATTGATAATTCAATTTACGTTGCAGGTTTACAAAATGATCTTACAGCTTCTAAAATGGCTAATAGTGAATATAGGGAAAGAATGAATGAAGCCTTGTATGATTTAGAATTAATAAAAGAAGAAAATAAATATTATAGTGAGTAACCATTGGGCTTATAGTACACTACCATCAGATGAACCTGAATACGAATGTATGATGTGTGATAAACCTATACATAAAAAAGATGACTACTGTTCTAACGATTGTTGGGAAGCCAGTATGTTATAAACGAGTTGTTTTGTTTGGAAAAAGGGTGTTAGAAATAGCACCTTTTTTTTTATACTAAAATCCTACTTTAATTACGTTATATAAGTATGAAAGCTAATATAAACGTTCCTAACGAACTTAATGAGATTACACTAAAGCAATATCAAAGGTTCTTAAAAGCTCAAGACAAAGCAAAGGATAATAACTTTATACAGACTAAAATGATAGAGATATTTTGTAGGGTAAAACCTCAAGATGCTCTTAACATAAGATTGTCAGATGCAGAACGTATTACAAGAATAATATCAGAAATGTTTGAACAGAAGCCTGATTTAGTACAGTCCTTCTGGCTAAACAATGTGGAATATGGTTTTGTTCCTGATCTTGATGAAATTACATTAGGAGAATATATTGACCTTGACACTTATATGGGAGACTGGGATAATATAGAAATAGCAATGAATGTATTATACAGACCTATCAAACAAAAACTGGGAAACAAGTATTTAATAGAGGAGTATGACCCTGATAAAAAGGACAGAATTACTACAATGCCTATGGATGCTGTATTCGGTTCTATACTTTTTTTTTATCGTTTAGGGATAGAATTATCGAAAACTATGATGAACTATTTGGAGAACAAGGAGGAGAAACAACTTCTGGACGTGCTGGATTTGCAAAAAAGTGGGGATGGTATTCGAGCCTTTACGGACTCGCTGGAGGAGATATTACAAGATTTGAAGATATCACAAAATTAGAAATGCATAAATGTTTAATGATGTTAGCATTTATGAAAGACAAAAACGAATTAGAATCGAAACAAATAAAAAGTAAGTTTAAATGAGCCAACAAGGAATAAGGGGATTTTACCAATTAACTGAAACAATAAAAGACCAGCTTTTAGCTGACATAAATTGTAATACAGTAACTACAGGAGACCTATATGATGTTAACCTTAACAAGCAAGACATATTCCCTCTTGCTCACATTATAGTCAACAACGTAACACAAGAAGAACAAACACTTACGTTTAACATAAGCATTCTTGCAATGGATATTGTAGATCAATCTAAATTACCAACAGAAGATAGGTTTATAGGAAACAATAATGAACAAGATATACTTAACACACAATTAGCAGTATTAAATAAAGTAATACAAGTTTTAAGAATGGGTACTTTATACAAAGACCAATATCAATTAGATAGTCCTGTAAATTGTGAACCATTTTATGATAGGTTTGAAAACCAATTAGCAGGATGGACTGCAACAATGGATATTGTAATTTATAACGACATAAGAATCTGTTAATGAACTTTGAAAATATAAATAAGGCTCTTAATGATTTTGGAAGGTATGTTGTGCAACAAGCCAGAACAAGACTGACTAAAAACAAACAAGGGGGAGGAGCATTATATGAATCAATAAGATACACATTAGATGAAGAACAAAAAGGATTTATACTTGACTTCTATATGGAAGATTACGGTATATTCCAAGATCAAGGTGTTAAGGGTGCTAATCCTGCATTAATAAAAGGAGGCAGACAAAAAGCTCCTAACAGTAAGTTTAGTTATAAGCAAAAGATGCCACCAATGCAACCTTTAAGAGACTGGGCGCAAAGAAAGAATATAAGATTTAGAGATAAAGAAGGTAAATTTAAAAAAGGAAGTTATAAGAGTATGGCATTTGTATTACAGAGAAGTATATACGCACAAGGGTTTAAACCTACATACTTTTTTACTAAACCATTTGAAGCAGCTTTTAAAAGACTGCCAGAAGAATTAGTAAATGACTTTATATTAGATATAGAAAAAGGAATAATATTAGGAACAAAAAAATAAACAATGGCAGCAATAGCATTAAGAAGTCCACAATATAAATCAGCAACAGCAGATACAGGAAGCCCAAATTCTGCTAAACTAACTATTAGTATTGATGGAACTATACAATATACATTAGTAAAAGGAACATCTTTAAACGAAACAATGCTATGGGAAATAGCAGAATTATGTAGGGATTTTATTGATATTACTTTTGACGGAACATATAGTGCTGAAACGTTAGCAATTATATCTACATTAACATCACACGCATCTACAGATGGAACTGGAACTGCATTGACAACAGATACGTTTAC